CCACAGACTTGGCAGATATGATTTTAGAAGCGGAAGCTGAAGATGGTAATATTAAGTACGGTGTTCTGGATAGCTCTCTGTGGCATAAACGTGGCGATACTGGTCCTTCTTTGGCAGAACAAATGATTAGCAGAGGATGTCGTTGGAGACCATCAGACAGAAGTCGTGGCAGTCGCGTAGCAGGTAAAAACGAAGTGCATCGTAGATTGCAGATAGATGAATTTACAGAGGAGCCTAGACTTGTTTTCTTTGATACTTGCACACATGTCATATCCCAACTTCCCTCAATACCGTTGGACAAGAAAAACCCAGAAGACATTGACACAAAGAGTGAAGACCACTTGTACGACGCTCTTAGGTATGGTATAATGTCACGACCAAGATTTAGTATATTTGACTACGACCCAATGGGTAGACCCGGTGGTGGTATGCAAGTAGCAGATGCGACCTTTGGATACTAAGGAAAAGCAATATGGCTGAAGAAGAAATTATGATTGAAGATGATGCTATCGCCCTAGAAGATACAGACGATACATCTCAAACAGATACTGACGTAACTAATATTATACCATTTATCATGGATAGATATAAGCGTTCTGAAGATTATAGATATCAGGATGAAGAGCGTTGGCTACGTGCGTACCGTAATTATCGCGGTTTATATGGCCCAGACGTTCAGTTTACTGAAGCAGAAAAATCTCGTATATTTATTAAAGTTACAAAAACAAAAACGCTGGCGGCATATGGACAGATTGTTGATGTTCTATTCGCTAACCAGCGTTTTCCTTTGTCTATAGAGCCTACTGAATTACCAGAAGGAGTTGTAGCTGATGTACATTTTGACCCTAAAGAACCAGAACAATTGCGTAGTGAAACTATGCTTTCAAGTCCCTATGGTTTTGAAGGAGACGGCATGGATTTCCCAATGGGTGCAACCGCCCAAAGTCTTCAAGAAAAACTTGGGGTACTGGAAAACAAACTTGAGCCAGTACAGGATAAACTAAAAGAGGGGCCGGGACAAACACCTACCGCTATTGCATTTAGTCCAGCGATGATTGCTGCAAAGAAAATGCAAAAGAAAATACATGACCAGTTAGAAGAGTCTGGTGCAACTAAACATTTACGTAGTGCAGCGTTTGAAATGGCTTTGTTTGGCACAGGCGTAATGAAAGGTCCGTTTGCCATAGATAAAGAATATCCTAACTGGGGTGATGATGGTAACTATGACCCATTGTTTAAAACAATACCACAAGTAAATCACGTGTCTGTTTGGAACTTTTATCCAGACCCAGATGCAAACAACATGGATGAAGCGCAGTTTATAATTGAACGACACAAGATGTCTCGTACACAATTACGTAACTTAAAGAAGCGTCCATATTTTAGAAGCGGTGTTATTGATGAAGTTGTCCAAATGGGCGAAAACTATACTAAGAAGTATTGGGAAGAAGACTTAACTGATTATGCACCAGAGCATGGTATTGACCGTTTTGAAGTTCTTGAGTATTGGGGTATGGTTGACGTTGAGCTTCTTGAAGAACAAGAAGTAGAAATACCAAATGAATTAAAAGAGTTTGACGAACTGCAGGCAAATATTTGGGTCTGTAATAATAGACTTTTACGAATGGTGCTTAATCCATTTAAGCCAGCAAAGATACCATACTCTGCTGCACCGTATGAATTAAATCCATATTCATTCTTTGGCGTTGGTATAGCAGAAAACATGGACGATACACAGACATTGATGAATGGCTTTATGCGTATGGCGGTTGACAACGCTGTGTTATCAGGCAACTTGATTGTTGAGGTGGATGAAACTAACCTAGTGCCGGGTCAAGACCTGTCATTATATCCGGGCAAGATATTCCGTAGACAAGGTGGCGCACCGGGTCAAGCTATCTTTGGAACAAAGTTTCCAAATGTGGCACAAGAAAACATGATGTTATTCGACAAGGCTCGTGTGCTGGCAGATGAAAGCACAGGCTTCCCATCGTTTGCTCATGGGCAGACAGGTGTATCCGGTGTAGGACGTACAGCGTCTGGCATATCTATGTTAATGAATGCTGCTGCTGGTGGTACAAAGACTGTTATAAAAAATGTAGATGATTATTTGTTACGGCCTTTAGGTGAGGGTCTGTTTAGATTTAATATGCAGTTTGACTTTGACCCTGAGATAAAAGGTGACTTAGAGGTTAAGGCACGTGGCACAGAAAGTTTGATGGCTAATGAAGTTCGTAGCCAGCGGTTAATGCAGTTCTTGCAAATTGCAAGCAATCCTGCACTCGCACCTTTTGCTAAGTTCCAATATGTAATCCGTGAGATTGCAAAGTCTATGGACTTAGACCCCGACAAAGTTACTAACAATATGAGTGAAGCTGCACTGCAAGCAGAAATTATGAAGGGCTTCCAAGCACCAATGCCAGAGCAAGGGCAAGCACCACCGGGTGCTGATGCTATGGACCCGACAGGCGCAGGTGGCGGCAACATAGGTGTAGGACAGGCTCCCGTACCGGGTGAACAAGGATTTAGTGCAAGTGGACAACAAGGAACTCCTCAACAAGCTCAAGCCGCTGGTCAGCAACAAGCGTCAGTGGGACCACTTCAGTAGTTATATAGATACACTGATAGAACAACAACATCGTACATTAGAGCAAGGCGATAGTGTAATTTTAATGCACCGTGCGCAGGGAGCGATTGCGGTGTTGCGTAATATTAAAACATTAAGGGATGCAGTTAATGGCTAAAAGTATGGCAAAACAAATGGAACTCTTTGATGATGGTGGTCTCATGGATGAGGGTGGCACAACAGACCCCGTGTCTGGTAATGAAGTACCACCGGGTTCAACGCAAGAAGAAGTACGCGATGATATACCTGCACAGTTGAGTGAGGGAGAATTTGTTGTTCCTGCAGATGTAGTGCGTTATGTTGGCCTTGAAAATTTAATGCGTATGCGTCAAGAAGCAAAACAAGGTTTAGCTGAAATGGAAGCTATGGGTCAGATGGGTAATAGTGAAGAGGCCACTATGCCAGATGATTTACCTTTTGACGAATATGACCTTGAAGTAGAAGACGATGGACAAGGTGAGTTAAACTTACAGACAGGTGGTTTTATACCCCCATCATTCCCTAATCAAGTTAATCCACAAACGGGTGTATACACATTGCCGGGTACTGGTATTACAGGCTTTCAACAGTATCAACAGCAGCCGACAGGATTTACTCCCACTAGTGCAGGTATACCTACTCCATATTTTCAACCTGTACAATTTAGTGGTCCTCAGTTTACAACAGCTTTGCAAACAACTAACTTACCGACTTTTGCAGAAACAGTTGGTAGTCAAGCTGGGCAGTATGATGAATTAAGAACATATCAAAATGATGCAGGACAAACACTACAGATACCATTTAAAAATGGGCAGCCTATTTATCCTATACCAGAGGGATATAAGCCTATGGCAGACCAGCCTAAACCTGAAGAAGAGCAGACAACCGTAACACCTACCCTTGGTCAAACACAGGTTCGTGATGATGGTGGGGATAGAGATGGACTAGATACAACACGTGTAACGGGAGCAGTTACTCGTCTTACCTCTACCCCTGCTGCTTTATCAAAAACAGGTGGATTTTTAACAGCGGATATTGCTAATAATGCAAATGCTTTTGGTGGTAATGCTGAATTTGGTTTTAGCAATCCGACTATGCGTGATGCTACTAAAAATCTAGCAATGTATCAAGGTGCCTTGCTTGGTGTTACGGGTGTAGGAACTGCGATTGGTAAAAATCTTGGTCTTTTAGATGCTGATATGAAGGATATGGCTGAAGCTGGACAAGCAGGAAAAGTGGCAGCTTTAACTTCTCTGGGTATGGCAAGACCCGGACAAATTACAACAAATGCGCAAGCTACATATTATGGAAATATGATAAATGCAGCACTGGATGCTCAAAAAGAAGGCTTAGATTATAGAGATGCTTTAGCAAAAGAAATGAATAGTCCAGCATATGCAGAAGCACTAAAGGCTGCTGCTACTACTGCTATAGAAGATGTTGGATATAATGCAGCAGATTTAAGTAATCCAGCAACTGTTTCTAGGGCCATAGCAGGTTATAGAGCATTAGCGGATGCATATGAAGCTGATGCAAATGAAACAGCAACAGGCAGGGGCGTAGTACGAGATGGTAAAGGAAATCCTGTAACAAGCACCGACCCTGTTACCGGGCAAAAAACAAATGTGATGACAGCACAAGCACGTGCGCAGTTAAATGCAGAACTTGAAGCTGCTAAAACTGCACGGGCTAGAGCAGATGCTCTTGCTGCCCAAGCTGCTAGAGCAAAAGGTAATGTAGCTAGAGATGCAGGACTGGTTGGCAGGGATATTACAGATGCTGATGTAGCGGCGGCAAGGGCTGCTGCTGATGCTGCTGCACGCGATGGCCGTGAAACCTCTTCACCTAGCCCAGAAAGAGGTGGTGATGATGCTAGTCCGGGCGGTGTTGGTGTTGATTCATCGGGAGCAAGTACTGGATTTGGTTCAGGCGATGAGTGTTTGACTGAAAACATGAAAGTCAAACTCAACGGCGTAATTGACTTTGTAACAAACATCAAAGTCGGTGACATTATTGATGGCTCTGTTGTTAAAGAAGTTCTGCATAAACATATGCGTAGTGGTTACTTCGTAATTAATAATGAACTAGAAATAACTAATGACCATCCTGTATGGGCCAAGTCTGGTGGTCTTGGTAAAGCTGACTGGACACGTCCAGAACAATTAGTCGTAGGAGACACTATTAACGGTGTTAAGGTTACGTCTCTAAATTATATTAACCGCATGACACCAACGGTATCCATCGTAATTGATGGTGATAGCTTCGATGTATACACTGAGGGCAGCACATATACTGTCCACGGTAGATACAGAGAAGTAAGACAACAAGCTGCGTGAGGGGCTTATAAAACAACCTCACAATATGTTGGCTACCTAATCCCCCACCCCGGCGTGGCTACGGTTGGCCCCAACGAAAGGAAGTACAATGGCTGAACAAGCTACAATCATGGCTGAAGAAATGAAGCCCGAAAAGAAAGTTGCGTTTGCAAATCGTAAATACACTAACGAAGAAAAACGCAAGATGGAAGAAGAAGAACTAGAACAGTTGATGAAGGAACAAAAGGGTGAGGTAGAGCAAGAAGCTGCTGCTGAACCAGAAGAAGCTGAACCTGCAAACGCAGAAGAGAAAACATTTAAGAAGCGTTACTCTGACTTGCGTAGACATCAACAGCAACAGGCTGAAGAGTTTAAAAAAGAGATAGAGGCTCTTAAAAAACAACTAAGCCAAGCTGCACAAAAAGAAATGAAACTGCCTAAGTCTGATGAAGATATTGAACAATGGGCAGCAGACTATCCAGATGTAGCAGCGATAGTAGAAACAATTGCTATGAAGAAGGCACGTGAGCAATCTACTGCCCTTGAAGAAAGAATGAAAGCAATTGATGAGTTGCAATCTAGTGCTTCAAAAGAAAAAGCTGAAGCAGAACTAATGCGTATACATCCTGACTTTGGTGAGATACGCGACAGCGATGAATTTCACGACTGGGCAGAAGAACAGCCTAAGTGGGTACAAGATGCGCTGTATGATAATGATAATGATGCACGTTCTGCTGCTAGAGCCATTGACTTGTATAAAGCTGATATGGGGCTTAATAAAAAAGAAAAGCCTAAAGAAGATAAAGCTGCAGCTAAGTCTGTATCAACAAAAGACTCAAGAAGCAAGCCACAACAGGATGAGACTTCTACATACATAAAAGAGTCAGAAGTACAGAAAATGTCTGCACAAGAATACGAAAAGCATTCTGATGAAATCATGGAAGCTATTCGCTCTGGTAAGTTTGTATATGATGTAAGTGGTTCTGCACGATGAGTATCATATATAAACCACAAAAAGAAATGGAACTCTTTGCTCCTTTCGGTCCAACTATGGGATACTATCGTATGCCAGATGAGTTAGTCGAAAGTTTGAATAGTAAAATGTCTGATAGATTAGATGACTATTCAGATAATTTAGTAGGCAAAGTAAAAGCAGAGTTAGCGTTTGATGATGAAATAATAAAAATTGCACAAGAGGGTTTGGGACAATTTGTAGGTAAATATCAAGCCTACTCAGAAATACGAAACTCTCTTGGAGCAAAATCATTAGATGTAGAAAACTATAATTATGGACTGCAGGTAATTTCAGGTTGGTTTGTTAGACAATTTGAAAACGAATACAACCCATTACATATACACACAGGGTCAAGATTGTCTTGTGTAGGTTATTTGCAGCTACCCGAAGGTATAGAAGAAGAGTGGGAAGAGGACTACAAAGACCATCATCCTGCTAATGGACATATACAGTTTGCATCAGGCACACCATCAGGATATACCTGTACAAACTTTGTAGTCAAACCTCAAGTGGGTGACTTCTATGTGTTTCCTTCACAACTATTTCACTGCGTATATCCTTTCTACACAAAGGGTGAGCGTAGGTCTTTCAGCATGAATATGAACTTTATTGAAGTGCCGAAAGAAAAAAGTGTTGACAAATAGTTATATATCAGTATAACTATAGTCAGATTAGTGTAACTTTATTGCGCAACATTGTTACACTGAATGTCGCAAACAGCAAAGTCTTACGGATTACCTGAAGACCTTGGCCTGACCCGTACAGTCACACCCAAGCAAATCAGCCTCTAATAGTCTTGTGAGTTTGCATCTGTAAAATAATGCTAAACGGAGATTTAATCATGGCATTTACTACTGCTGCTGGTTATGGTAATCTTCCTAATGGTAATTTCTCTCCCATTATATACAGCAAACAGGTGCAGCTTGCTTTCCGCAAGGCATCTATTGTTGAAGCAATCACCAACAATGACTACTTTGGTGAAATCGCGCAGATGGGGGATTCCGTTAAGATTATTAAGGAACCCGAAATCACCGTTAAGGAATATGCACGTGGTACAACTATCACGCCGCAAGACCTTGACGATGAAGATTTCAACCTCGTAATTGACAAAGCTAATTACTTTGCATTTAAGGTTGATGATATCGAAGAGGCACACTCACACGTAAACTTCCAATCTTTGGCAAGTGACCGTGCTGCGTATCGCCTCGCTGACCAGATGGACCAAGAAGTTCTTGGTTACTTGTCTGGCTTTAAGCAATCAGCTATTCATGGTGTTGCTAACGCTGTTAACACCTCTGTTAATGGTGCTAAAGCTGTAACAACTGCATCAAGCGGTGCAAACCTTGTCGGTGCTGAATTGCTTGCGTCTATGTCTTTGGACGCATCTGACTTTACTAATACATCTGGTTCTGCAGGTTCTGCAAACAACTGTATTGGTATTGAGCCACGTGCAGGTGGCGCAACGGCTGCTAAGTCTAGCACTGCTGGTAACGCATTCCCGCTGCAAATCATTGCACGTATGTCACGTCTGATGGACCAACAAAATGTTGATACCCAAGGACGCTGGCTCGTTCTTGACCCAGTTTTCATTGAGGTGTTGAAGGACGAAGATTCACGTCTTCTGAACTCCGACTTTGGTGGCTCTGGTCTTCAGAATGGTCTTGTAATAAACAACCTTCACGGTTTCCAAGTTTATTCGTCTAACAACTTGCCTTCGCTGGGTACTGGCCCTGCAACTACAGGCGGTCCTAACACGTCAAACATGGGCATAATCGTGGCTGGTCATTCTTCTGCTGTTGCAACTGCAGAGCAGATTAACAAGACTGAGACTTATCGCGACCCGGACAGCTTTGCTGATATCGTCCGTGGTATGCATCTGTATGGCCGCAAGATTCTTCGTCCTGAAGCAATCGCAACTGCGGCTTATTGCTTGGCGTAAGGGAGACTGAATTATGGCTTTAGGTGATAATACTACTTCTGTAGCACGTGGAAATGATGCACGTGGTCGTAAACCTTACCTGCTTTCAGCAGAGTTGGATTTCTCACAAGCTGTTACAGATAAGGGTACTGCCCTTGCTGCTAACGACGTGATTCCGGGTCTGACTATCCCAGCTAATACACTCATCATGTGTGCTGGTTTTGAAGTTACTGAAGCTCACGCTGGTACTTCTACCGACACAGATTTTGACTTTGGTGTTACTGGTGGGGACTTGGATAACTTTGTTGACGGATTTGACTTTGATGGCGCATCTGTAGGTGACTACGCATTTAAGGCAGGACAAACTCCTGTTCTTATTGGCGGCACTTCAGACACTATTGATGTTGAAATCCAAGCAATGACAGGTACGACAACAGGCGGTAAAATCCGCATGTTTGCTGTCTGCATGGATGTTGATGACCCCGGTTCATTGACCGCCGATGAGGTAGACCGCGACACACTCGCATAACATAATGTGATGGGGCAGGGCAACTTGCCCCCTCACTTTCATTAAAGGATTTGCTATGGCATATGATTACCTTGGTTTGACAAATGAAGTTCTTGCTCGTATGAATGAGCCAGCCCTAACAGCATCTAATTTTACATCTGCTAGAGGGTTTCAGATACAATGTCAAAACGCAGTAAACGATGCCATTAATTATATTAATCAACGAGAGTATGGCTGGCCTTTTAGTCATGCAACACATACTGAAACATTAGTTGCAAGTCAAACTCGTTATACTGTACCTGCAGGAACACAACACGTAGACTACGAAACTTTTCGTATAAGTAAAGATGATACACTGGGAACAGCAGGTGTTACTTTAAGAGTTCTTGATTACAAAGAATATGTAGATAGATTTATAGACCAAGAAACAACAGGCGGTTCAGGTGGTATTCCTACGTATGTATTTCGCACACCTGATAACAACTATGGCTTATACCCTTTTCCCGATAAGGCATTTGAATTAAAGTACGAAAGATATTCTCGCCCTACAGCCTTAACTGCAGCTACAGATGTTCCGACCATACCAGAGCAGTTTAGGCAAGTTATCGCAGATGGTGCTACTGCGTATGGCTATCAATACAGGGGTGAGGCGCAGCAGTATGGACTAAACTTTAGTAGGTTTGAAGAGGGCATAAAGCACATGCAATCTATTCTTTTGAATAGAACAGATTATGTTAGGTCAACATATATGCCACACTCGCAAAGATATGGTATTAACGTAGCTACATTTTAGGAGTTTTAAATGGCAGATGCATCTGGCGTTAATCCATTTATATTTGCATGTGAGGGTGGGTTAGTCTTAGACCAAACTCCATTTGCACAACAACCGGGTACAGCCACAGAGTTAGAAAACTTTGAGCCATCTATTACAGGTGGTTACAGAAGAATATCTGGCTATCAAAAATGGAACAGTAATATAGTTCCGCAAGATGCAAGTTCTTCTGAGCCTATTTTAATGTCAGCATATTTTAAAGGTAACGTGCTTGCAGCTAGAGGTGGCAAGGTACATAAAGGCGGCACAACCGGAAGTTGGACACAGATTGACTCAGGCAGAACAAGCGCAGGCAGATATACATTTTTCAGATATAATTTAGCAGGCACAGATTTTATAGTGTGGGCAGATGGGTCTAACCCAGCGTCTAAGTATGACAATACAACAGTTACAGATTTAACAGGCACAGGCGCACCAGCAGACCCTTCTATCGTTACTGGATTTAAAGATGCTTTGTTTTTTGCAGGCATGTCAAGTAACCCACAAGAGCTAGTATTTACCGCACCATTTACTGATGATGATTTTTCTACAGCAAACGGCGCAGGAACCATAGGTGTAGATAGTCCCATAACTGGATTAGTTCCGTTTAGAGACTTTTTATATATCTTCTGTGAAGAAAGAATATTTAGACTAGCAGGAAATACAATAGCTGACTTTACTGTTCAACCCATAACACGCGAGATAGGTTGCTCTAACGGTTTTACTATACAAGAGTTTGCAGGAGATGTTGTATTCCTAAGTAAAGATGGCTTACGAACTATTGCAGGTACAGAAAAAATTGGAGATGTTGAGCTAGGTACAATTAGTAAACCTGTGCAAGAAAGATTTTCAGGTGTATCTGATGTAGATGAGTTTAATAGTGTTGTCATACCAGACAAAACGCAATATAGAATTTTCTTTTCTAACGCTAGTATCCCTAGAGCCACAACAAAAGGTTTAATCTGTGTTCGCAAAATAAATAATTACGAGTTTGCAGACCTACGAGGTATACGAGCAAATAGCACAGATAGTATAGTTGTGTCAGGTGATAGTATAGTATTACACGGAGACTTTGACGGATTTATATATCGTCAAGAAAAAGGTAATAACTTTGATGGTAGTGACGTAACGGGCAGGTATCGTTCTCCAGATTTTATAATGGGCGATGCTGGCATACGAAAAAGATTTCAAAGAGTAACTATAAACTATGCGCCTGAAGGTATCGTAAACGCAGATTTGTTTCTTAGATATGACTATGAAACAGGTAATGCTCCAAGACCTGCAGCATACCCATTTAATAGTACATCAGTGGTAGCTGTTTATGGCTCATCTTTATATGGCACGGCTACTTATGGCGGTAACATAAACCCAATAATTAGACAACCTGTAGAGGGTAGTGGCTTTGCAATGGCGTTACGTGTGAATGATAGAGGCACATCTATCCCATATTCTTTAAAAGGTTTTCAACTAGAGTTTCAGGCTGACGCGAGGAGATAATTTATGGCAGGTTATACCAGACAATCCACATTTAGTGACGGTGATGTTATCCAAGCAGCCGATAGTAATGATGAATTTAATCAGATACTAGCAGCTTTTGTAAACACCACAGGACACAAACATGATGGCACTGCAGCCGAAGGTCCAGTCATTGGCTTGATTGGAGACCCCGGTGTTACTGCGCCTCTTAACAAAGTTGTTGTTGATGATGGCAACAATCAAATAGAATTTAGTATTGACGTATCAAGCTCATCCACAGAACAGTTTGTTGTTAAAGATGGTGTGATTGAGCCTACCACAAATAATGATATTGACCTTGGTTCTAGCAGTAAAAAGTTCAAAGACTTATTTATTGATGGCACTGCAAACATAGATGCTATTAATTTTAACGGCACAGCGTTAACTGTAACAGGTGCTGAACTTAATCTTATGGATGGTGGTTCATCCGTAGGCACTACAGCAGTGGCTGGTAGTGATGGTATTGTAACTAACGATGCTGGCACAATGCGGCATACAAGTGTTGATACATTTGACACATATCTTTCTGCTACAACTAAAACTCTTACAAACAAAACATTAACAAGCGCAGTTCTTAATGGTACGATTAGTGGCACATCTATCAAGGATGAAGACGATATGTCTTCGGATAGTGCATCTCATCTTGCCACACAACAATCTATCAAGGCTTATGTAGATTCACAGATTACTGCTGAAGATTTAGATTTTCAGGCAGACTCAGGCGGTGCGTTAAACATTGACCTAGATAGTGAAACTCTTACCTTTACAGGTGGCACAGGTATTGATACCAGCGGTTCTGGCAACGCTGTTACCTTTGCTATTGACAGCACAGTTACTACACTAGCTGGCTCACAAACTCTTACTAACAAAACTCTCACCACACCCATCATTGAAGAAATAGATAGCAGCAGCACAATTACTCTTGATGCTGGTACAGACATCGTGCTTGATGCAGATGGCGGTGATGTGTTCTTGAAAGATGCAGGGACAACCTATGGCTCTTTAACAAATACATCTGGTAATCTTATAATTAAGTCAGGCACTACAACAGCTATCACTTTTTCTGGTGCTGATGCAACAATAGCTGGAGACTTGACTATTTCTGGTGATGACCTGACTATGGGTACAAATACCTCTGGTCACATTATGGTTGCTGACGGAAGTAACTTTAATCCTGTGGCTGTGTCAGGTGATGTAACTATTGCAAGCAACGGTGCTGTAACTATTGCCAACGGTGCTGTCGAGACTGCGATGGTCAACGCTAATGTCATCACAGGTCAAACTGCAGAAACATCTATAGATTCAAGTAACGACCTAGTTTTAGTATATGATAACGATGCAACAGCGTTACGTAAAGTTACAGTTGGCAACTTAGTATCGGGTGCAGGTGGCGGTCTATCAAACATAGTAGAGGACAGTAGCCCACAGCTTGGTGGTAACTTAGATACAAATAGCCACAATATACTTATTGATGATGCACACTTTATTGCTGATGAAAATAGCAACGAACAAATTATATTCCAGACAACAAGCTCTGCAGTCAATCAGTTTGATGTAACAAATGCTGCTACAGGTAACGCACCAAAGATATCTGCTACAGGTGATGATTCTAATATTGACTTTGACCTTGAAGCAAAAGGCACAGGACACGTAACAGTTCGTGGTAACAGCAACCCCGGTGCTATACAGTTTAATTGTGAAAGCAACAGCCACGGACAAATTGTTAAGTCGCAGCCACACTCTGCAAGTGTAACAAATGTGCTGACGTTACCACCGGGTGGAGACCAAGAAATAGTTGGTGCATCAGCTACTCAAACTCTTACAAATAAAACAATAGACGCTAGTCAGCTTTCTGGCACGGTAGCTAACGCACGTCTTGATGCAGAGTTACAAGCTCTTGCTGGATTAACATCTGCCGCTGACAAAGGTATTCAATTTACAGGTTCTGGCACTGCAGCAGTATATGACTTAACAGCGGCAGGTAAAGCGTTGCTAGATGATGCAAATGCCTCTGCTCAAAGAACTACACTTGGATTAGGTACAGCAGCAGTTGCAGACACAGGAACATCTGCAGGTAATGTTGTTGTACTTGATGGTTCTGCGAAACTACCAGCAGTAGATGGTTCTCAATTAACTAATATAACGGTCAGTGGGTTTGCTACTACAGCAGATGCCACGGCGTTAGCTATAGCACTTGGATAAAAAGTGCTTGACAAAATACTATAGTTGTGGTATAATTATAGTATATTAGATATAACAATAGGAGTATATCATGGCAGACGATGCCTCAGTAACCGTACAGGCAACGGTATTGCCTGATGAGATTGCCAAGACTATTTCTGGCAGCATGACAATATCACCTGCAGATGCAAACGATAAATGGTATTACAAGCTAACAAGTGTGTCTAACTCTAGCACAGACTTGATGGCAGGTAACTTTATTGACTATACTGCAGTAGATGATGATACAGCACCTACAGCAATTGCAACTGGTGATAAGGTCAACTTCCTGTTTATTAAAAACACAGATTCAAGCAATGACGTATACATTGTCCTTGATGCTGGCACTGCTTCAACAAGTGCAGGAGACGCTATCAAGATTAAAGCTGGTCATAGCTTTTATGCTAATCTGCCAAACACTACTGTCGGAGACATTCACGCAATCTCGTCTTCAAGCACAGTAACTTGTGTAGTGGCAGCATTGCTAGATGATGTAGCGTAAGGAGTAAGTTATGGCTAATACCTTCAAAGTAAAGACGTTTGATGGGTCTAGCACTGCAGCTAATGCAGCGATGAATATCTATACCGTTCCTGCGTCAACAACTACTGTGGTTATTGGCCTGACTATCTCTAATACTACGTCAAGCCAAATCACAGTAGATATAAAGCTAAGTGCAGCATCTACTGTGTTCTTGGCTAAAAATATACCGATACCTGCAGGTGGTGCATTTGAATATATGTCAGGTAATAAAATAGTGATGGAGACAACACATACAATCAGTATTGTTTCTGATACTGCTAATAGTGCAGACACAGCCTTGAGTATTATGGAGATAACCTAATGCCCTTTTTAGGCAACCTACCTAACGCCAGCTTTCAGTCTAGGCCAACACGCCAAGAGTTTAGTGGAGATGGTTCAACAACTGTCTTTACTCTAAATCAAACGGCTCGTGCAGAAGATATAATCGTTTCCGTAGATGGTGTGGTACAAGAGCCTGATGGTTCATATACTGTCCCTAATGGAACTGCACTTACATTTGATGAAGCACCATCAAGTAACTCAGGCAACAATATCTTTGTCATGTACATGGGTACGTCTGCTGGGTCTATCTCACCTGCCTCAGAAAACAGAGGCAACTTTAAGTCTGGCGGTATCTTCCGCACGAACAATCAAAGCCTGACTGTAGACACCACTATCCTAGCCACAGAGAACGCCAACGTAACTGGTCCGTTTACTGTGGCTTCTGGTGTTACACTAACCGTTGAAAGCGGTGGGACATTGGTGACGCTATGAGTACATTGCTTGCAGATACAATTAGAAAAACTGGCGGCACTGCTGGTGTAGACATTAGAGTTAAAAATACCTCTGTATATGAATCAGATGGCGGCACTAGCGTTACACAAAATATTGTACAAAGTCTGGGTAAATCTTGGGTTAACTGGAATGGAACAAGCACTGTTGCTGTGCGAGATAGTTTAAATCACTCAAGTCTTACAGATAATGGAACAGGAGATTACACAGTCACAATATCATCGGCTATGAGCAATGCCTCGTATTGTAGGTCAGGAATGTGTGGACTAGCATCAAACAGTCAAGAATGTATTAGTCAAGCTGAACTTTCAACACCCGCAACCACTACTGCTGCTAGATATGTTACTGCCTATGCTAATACATCAATGGAAGATGTTAACTATGCTGGTGTTGTTTTACATGGAGACTTAGCATGAGTGAGGTAAAAACAAACAAACTCACTGGCGTAAGTACTGCTAATGACCTTACCGTGACCGTTGGTGCTAGTGCTACACAGAAATTACAAGATGGCATTGCTAAAATGCTTTGTCACTATGACCAAAGTGGCACGGTGGCTATTGTAGACAGTTTAAACGTAGCTTCTTTAACAGATACAGCTACAGCAAAAACGGAAATAAATTACACAAATAATTTTTCATCTGTTGCTTATTTTAACGCAGGTCAAACATTTACTGTTGGAAATGTAATGATTGAAGATAATCCATCCACAAATAAAGTTCATATTATTACAAAAAGAATAGATACCGCCGCCGCTTATGACTATGACAATGTGAATGAGTTAGGTTTTGGAGACCTCGCATAATGGCACTAGGAAAAATCAAAGCAGATACCCTAGAACACAGCACCTCCGGCTCTGTAGACACAAAGTTCGTTGTTGAGGGTAGTGCGAAGGCTTGGGGTCATTTTGAGGGTAGTGATGCGACTTTGGACGACAGTCTCAATTGTAGCAGTTTGACAGATAACGGCACAGGTGATTTTAATCCTCAATTTTCCAGTAACATGGTTAATGCACACTTTGCGGCGGCGGCTGACGCAGACTACAACATAAGTCAGACGAGTAACGCTAGAGCCGCAGGACAAGCAACAGGCACTGTGAGAATAGCCACTGTTGATACAGGTAGTTTCTCAGATGAAAATGATACAAGTTTTAGTTGTCATGGAGAATTAGCATAATGCAGACACCAGAATTTCAAGGCACACACTTATGGGATAGGCTTTGCTGGGCAAAGGAAAACCTAGAAGCCTATCAGTCTGAATATCGCGTAGTATACGAAGACAACATAGACGAATGTGCAAAAGTGCTTGTGCCTGACCCTAACTGGATGGCTTGTGCATTGCAGGGTGGTATCTTACCACCAGTGCAAGTCTATTGGGAACTAGCCAAAGACGAAGCACAACCTGACTTTAAGAAGCACACTCGTGGTCATTTGCTGCACAACACAAAGCCTGTAGAAGCTATGACAGAAGAACAGGCAATAGAATACTTAATTATGAAAGATTGCCCACAGCATGTATGGCGCAATTGGAATGAGGGCAACAAACCTAAGATAGTTATATGCCGCAAAGAACAGCTTCCGGGTACACGTGAGTGGCGCAATGCTTGGAAGATTACTGAAGAACTTAGCGTCACTGAATTGGCTGCATAAGGAGAAAACTAATGGCACCAAAAACATACATCGTAGACAAGGACGGGAATCAGATTGATGCTGCATCAGCTACCGTTCCTTCTGACCGTCACTTTCGCAATGCATGGTCATTAGATGGCAAAGTCATATCTGAGGACATGACAAAAGCCAAAGAAATATTCAAGGGTAAAATCCGTGAAGTTCGTGCGCCACTGCTAGAAGCAGAGGACGTAGTGTATATGAAAGCACTAGAGGCTGACGATGCAGATGCAAAGACTGCTTCTGTAAATAAGAAGAAAGCACTGCGTGATGCACCTGCTGCTTCTGCAATTACAGATGCAGACACAATTGCTAAACTCAAGGCAGCTTGGGATACATCTCTATTGGGTGACAGCCCTTACGTATAGGCGATAAGTTATGGCACTAACTAGGATATTATCAGACGGTCTTGGCGCGGGTGCAGGCCCAATTTCTTTTGCTGTTGTCTCTGACCAAAAATCAAGTGGCACTGCTGGTGGCACATCAGTTACATCATTTACAACACGAGATTTAAATACAGAGGTTTTTGACCCTGATAATATTGTAACAATTTCATCCAATCAATTTACACTTATTGCAGGAACTTATATTATTGATTGGGAGTGTCCTCATTTTAGGTCAAATGCAGCAGCCACTTTGCTTTATGATGTGACAGCAGGCGCGAATGTTGAAACAGGAACAAGCGGCCACTCCACTGCAGGAGCAAATTATACTGTTGGGTTATCTACGGGTAGGGCTAGGGTGGTTATTTCAGCCAGTAATACTTATGAGATACGGATGAAAGTTTCTGCAGCATATTCCAGTGGTGGTTTAGGTCTCGCGGCAAATTCAGACCCAGAAACATTCACAACTGTTCACATAATGAAGATTGGATAAGGCATGGCTTGGGTATTATTAAATAGTGATAATGTAGTTATCCAAAAGCAACCTGATGCCGCTGACGGTTTTGTTGAAGTGGCTGATACTGTTGTTTGTGGTCAAGTAAAAAATAAGGATGGTGCGTTTGTGAACCCGACTAAAAGTGCAGAAGATTTGTTGTTTGCATTGCGTGAAGAACGAAATTCATTGTTATATCAAACCGACTGGTGGGGACTTAGCGATTTAACAATGACTGATGCGCAGAAAAAGTATAGACAAGACTTACGAGATATAACAAAAACTGCAACATCATTAGACAATGTTAAGTGGCCGGAGAAACCATAATGCCATACATAGGAAAATCCCCAGAGTTTGGTGTTCGCAACCGATTTGTATATCAGGCTACAGCTAGTCAAACGACATTCAGTGGCAGTGATGGTGATGCAAAGACACTGAGCTATACAGACAGCCTGTACATGGATGTGTATCAAAACGGTGTGCTTCTCAAGCCGGGTACTGACTATGCTGCTACAACAGGCACAAGCGTTGTGTTAGTTACAGCCGCCAGCCTGAACGACATTGTTGAAATGGTGGTGTATGACACCTTTGCTGTAGCAAGCAGTTACACTAAAACAGAGAGTGACACACGCTATCCATTCAAGGGTAACAACAGCATCATCCGTCTGAATGGGCAGACTATTTCTGCTGACATCACGATTGACAGCGATGAGAATGGTATGTCGGCTGGCCCCATTACACAGAACGCCACCGTTACTGTTAACGGTTATTGGAGTATCGTATGACCAGTGTATTGAATGTAGATACTATTGCAGATAAGGCTGGCACTGGTCCTGTTGCGCTGACTAAACAGAGTGCTTCTAAAGCATACTGTCTTTATGACCAAAATACAGCTAACGTATTTCGTGGTTCATTTAATTTTTCATCTTTTACGGATACTTCTACAGGAAAAGCTTCAGTAACCTTCACTAATAATATAACTGCTACTGATGGTTCAACCTATGCTGTAACAACCTCTGTTAATAGAAGCAGGATGCTTGGGATAGATTTAGCCACAAGTAGTTCTTATTCTGATGCGTTAACAAGCTCCTCAATACCATTGGCAAATTATTCTGATAGTGGCAGTCTTGGCGATTCAACAGCTAACTCTGTTGCAGTACATGGAGACCTTGTATAATGGCTAGTATTCTTAAAGTAGATGACCTAAGAGGCAACACAACCGCTAAAACCGTCACTGTTACCGTTGGTGCTAGTGTCACACAGTCTCTGGAGCAAGGATTAGCAAAAATGTGGGCTAACTTTGACCCCACTGACAGTAATGCAATTAAAAACAGTCTCAACCTTGCTTCTATAACAGATAACGGCACTGGAGATTACGCATTAAACAACACTAACAATTTTGATGATGGATTTTTTATTCGTATTGCTGGCACAACAAAAGGGGGCGGAGGACCGTCGGGTACAAATTACACTTCAGGATTTTCTACTGAAAGCACTTCTTCTAGCTTGCTAGGTGTTTGTACTGTCGGCAACGGCGGTGGCTCTGGTCCATCTGCTATTGAGTTAGCCCAGTGTTACGGAATTGGACACGGAGACTTAGCATAATGGCAAGTGAACTTAGAGTTAACACCCTAAAGGATGCCAGCGGTAATAACAGCGTGGCCTTGTCTACTGTTGCAGAGGGTAGTGCGAAGGCGTGGGCGCATTTTGATGGTACTGCATCTAGTGACTACTTAAATGATAGCTTCAATCATAGCAGTGTCACAGATTTTGGCACCGGAAATTATAATCCAAATCTGACTAATAACATGTCCTCTGTGTCTTATTCTTGTGCTGGCTCAAGTAACATGACATCAAGTAACCGTGGTGCTTTTAGAGCATTAACTTACGCTACAAGCACAGTTACCATAAGAATTTATGGAAATGGAAGTGCAGTGGATGCATCAGATGTTTCTGTTAATTTTCACGGAGACCTAGCATGAGTAAAGCAGCAGAACTAGCGGCATTCATAGGTGGTGGGAGTCTTGGCGGTATTGTTAAAGAAAAGCTTGTCATGCTTTGTGATGGCAATGATTACACTGTTGGTAGTGCCACATACACATCAACGAATGTAACGGCTCAACAAGTAATGACTAATACATTCACAGATATTACAGGGTCATCTATATCTTATACTCCACCAAGCGGCACAACTATGGTTGTATATGAGTTTATTTTTTCTCATGATTTTACGGACACAGATACAATTACCCACTTCAAGTCATTTATTGATAGCGATGAAGTGACGGGTCAGCGACAATCTATTCAAGCTTATGGCGCTAAAAATGATGAGTATCGTCATACCTTTTTAATACCAATCGGTGGTAGTGCAGATACAGCCACTGGTAGACAAGCCACTTGGACAAGTGCCAAAACTCTTAAAATACAAGGACGGTCTTATAGCACTAGTTATGAAGCTGAATTTCATACATTTAGAAATTGGGATGGTTCTGCTGATTCCAGCGGTCAAATAAGAAAACCCCAACTAATCATTACATCTTTAGGATAAACAGGGGTAGCAAGCTAATGGAACTCTCAAGCATGATGTTCTGGAACATTATCCTAACGCTGGTGATTGCGCCTGCGCTATGGATGTTTCGCAATCAAATGTCAGAGATTAAGCGCATAGATATATTATTAAATAGAACACGCGAAGACTACGCTACAAAGAATGAATTAAGAGAAGACATGAACCGTGTCATGGAAGCATTACATCGTGTCGAAGATAAACTAGATAGGGCATTAAGTAAATGATGCAGTTTAAAGCATTTAAGCCAGAGGCTATGAACAAGATTGCTAAGACTATGGGCTATTCTGGTGACATGAGTAAATTCCAAGATTTCATCGAACAAGACCCACAGCGTCAGCAGCAGATGAATACGTATACTAATGCCGCGAAGATGATGGCACGTGGTGGTGTGGTTAAGATGCAGACAGGTGGTACTTTGCCTAATCCTGTAATGCCCTCACCAACTGGTCCGTTAGCCAGTCCTACACCTACGGCCTCAACCCCAACACCTACACCAACAGTAGCTACTACGGGTGCCACAGGTCAAATGGGTACACCTATTGCTACTGTGCCTACACCTACTCCTAATCAACCGGGTATACAACCTTTCTCTGTGCAACAGATGTACAGCCCCGGAGTGCCTGTGGGTGGTGAAACTGTAGCACAGGGCATTAATCAGCTTGACCCTTTCCAATATGTAGCACCCGGCACTGGTCAACTAACAGGCACAGTCGCTACACCTGCAGCTATGGCTCTAACTGCGCAAGCACAGCAGGCTACACCTACACAAGCTAACACCATGACTGCTGCACAGGCATCACCTGCCATAAATACTGCATTAGCAGCCACACAAGCGGCACAGGCTGACCCTACAGACCCTCGCACACAGGTTACTGCCGCCCAGCAAACAGCGTCCTCTGTGGGCAATCTACAGGCTGCACAGGGCAATGCTACTCTTATAAATAATCCCGTACAAAGACAAATACAAGCAGGTGAATTAGTTACAGGCACAGGTGTAGACGCTGCCGTTGTTGCACAAACGACTGCACAAACACAGGCTGCTGCAGCATCAGCTAATCCATCAGCACAGGCTATGGTACAGAACCAGCTTGATAGCCTGATGCAACAGTTCGTAGGTGGTAACACACCAGCATGGGCTGCAGGTGCTATACGCAGTGCTAATGCAGCCATGGCACAGCGTGGTCTTGGTGCTTCATCATTAGCTGGACAAGCTATTGTACAGGCAGCTATGGAAAGTGCTTTACCAATAGCGCAGGCAGATGCACAGACAGTAGCTAGATTTGAATCACAAAACTTATCTAACCGTCAACAAGCTGCTATGCTTGCTGCAGAACAACGTGCTAGATTTATAGGCCAAGACTTTGACCAAGCATTTCAGATGCGAGTGCAAAATGCTGCACGTGTTGCAGACGTAGCTAATCAAAACTTTACTGCAGACCAACAAGTGCAGTTAGAAAATAGTCGTGTAGCAAACACAATGAACTTGCAGAACTTGTCAAATACACAGGCTCTTGTGATGTCAGAGGCAGCAGCGTTAGCACAATTAGATACTGCTAATCTTAGTAATAGGCAGCAAGCTGCTGTACAAAATGCACAAGCGTTCTTGCAGATTGATATGGCTAATTTATCTAATGCTCAACAAACAGAACTGTTTAAAGCACAACAACGTGCGCAGTCATTATTGACAGACACTGCTGCTCAAAATGCAGCCAGACAATTTAATGCTTCTAGTCAAAATCAGGTTGACCAGTTCTTTGCTAATCTGTCTAATCAAATAGCACAGTTTAATGCTACACAGCAAAATGCACAGTCACAATTTAATGCTGGGCAAACAAACACAATAGCAAGATTTAACGCTGAACTAAACAATCAACGTGACCAGTTTAATGCACAGAACCACCTTGTAATTGCACAATCAAATGCGCAGTGGCGTAGACAGATTGCTACTGCAGACACTGCAGCCATTAATCGTGCTAATGAACTTAATGCGAATGCCATACTAGACATTAGTAAACAGGCGTATAGCAACTTGTGGAACTACTATGCTGATACAATGGAGTGGGCATGGACATCTGCAGAAAGTCAAATTGACCGTAACAATGCACTAGCCATTGCAGAACTGGATGCTAATACAAGGAGTCAGGTGGCTAAAGAAGGTTCATCAGGCGCAGCAGGACAGGCAGTTGGTAGTTTAATTGGTACGCTTGGCAGTGCGTGGATTATGTCTGGTGGATTATGCTGGGTTGCTCGTGAAATATATGGCAAGCAAAATGTACAATGGTTTATATTCCGTACATGGCTACAATATGATGCGCCTAAGTGGTTTAAAACATTATACATGGCACACGGCGAAAAATATGCTAAACTAATATCTAAAGTCCCACCACTCAAGTGGGCAACTAAACAACTAATGGATATGGTTGTAGAAAAGAAAAAGAGGAAACATCATGTCTCGTGCGCTTCCTGATGTTGTTAGAGCATACTATAATATGGATATAGAGAATATGCCTAGCGATACACCTGAAAAACCAAAAGGTGGTTTACTTTCAAAAACAAGCATGGGTAAAACAGAATCTGGTTTAGACTTATCTAATCCAGCAGTTCGTGTAGCAAAACAAATGAAAGTTATACGTGACTTCAGAGAAGAGAGTAAGAATGGCTGAAGAACAATTTGATGCCCCAATTCCCGGCATGTCCTTAACACATGAGTTAGGTGATAGACCTTGGCAAACACCATCACAGTTTTCTACTGTAGATGAGGCTATTGAATATTATATGGGCAGTATGACTTCTGAAGAGTTCATGGACCAAATTATTGAGGTTCTTGAGATGGGTGTGCCTGTTACAACAATAGCAAATAGTATGCAATTATCCAGCGTGATGGAGGGCAAACACACAGTAGATGTTGGCATGTTGGTAATCCCTGTGCTTATAGAGATGATTATGATGTTAGGCGATAGCGCAGGAATTAAATACGAAACAGGTCTTACTAATCCAGACTCAGACAAGCCTCGTGATTCACTGCTTGCTAAGTACGCTATGGAATACAAAAAGAAACTTAAAGATACTAACGTAGAAGAAGTGAAGGAAGAACCCGTTGAGGAAAAAGAAGATAGGCCGACAGGTTTGATGGCTAGGAGAACATAATGGGATTGTTTAGTGGAAGTTTTGGCACGGGTTTTATTACTGGTTTAGCAGGTAGCGTAGACAGGTCTATGCGTGACGCTTTAGAAAGACGTAATAGCGAACTAAGTGAGGCACGTAAATATCTACAGACGAGACGAGCTGCTAAACTAGACGCTGCTGAAGCTAAAAAACAAAAGTTTGATGAAGAAACACAACTAGCTTTTGATGCGTTGGCTAAAGAATTGGGCGGCGATGTTGACTTAACTTTCGCAGCATTTAAACGATTAGGCACTGCAGCAGACGTGCAAGAATATATTGCTGACGTTAAAGCCACACGTAAAGTCCTTCCTGCTGGACAGCAATATGATGCAACAAGAGACTTTACAGGATTTACAAAAGGTGACACATCTTTGACAAGGCAAGCTGCACTAGGTCAACTTGGCCTAGATGCACCTACAATTACGCTTGGCAAGGTATCTGCAGCAGATTTCGCTGTAGATGACCCAATCGGTAGGTTATTCGGCACAGAAAACAAAGCAGCAGAGGCAGCAGCCAAAAGACTTAATCAGAGATTTGAAAGTTCAGCACCTGCTGCTGGTCCAGAGCGTATGACAGATTTAGCAACTGTAAGTGGTATAGACTTGTCACGTCAGTCTGCTGCAGAGGAAGCTGCATACACTAGAAAAATACGTGGCAGGGAAGACGTGGAATTTGATATGAAAGTGTCTGCGTTTAAACAAAACGAAAGCCGTGTTAATCAACTTATGGAATTTGAAAAAGCAGCAGAGGCTAGGGCAGTAAGGGCAGAAGCCACAGCCGCAGAAAAAGCTGCTTATGACAGAGCAAGACAAGAAAGAATAGATGCTCAAAACGATGTGCGCTTTGAACGTGAAGCTGAAAATCATATCTTGAGTAAGAGAGCAGCAGAGCAAGGCATTACTCTAAATGAGTTGAAGATACAAAAAGAAAAATCTCCACCAGAGTTTAAAGACTTTGAAGAAATGTTTGTGTATGCTGAACAGAAGTTGGCTCAAGGTGGTCTTACTCCTGACCAGCGTAATGGATATGAGAGGCTAAAAGAAAGAGCAATTTCTGGTACGCAAGCGTGGAAACAAGCTAACCCAGAGGCTGCAGATGATAGCCAGTTCTCTCCACAAAGTGTAAACGCTGTCTTTAATGCACAAATAAAACGGACTATGGGTAAGGCAGGTCTTTATAATTCAATAGAAGATAAAGTTGCGGAAATAACACAAGGTAATGCTGAGTCGTACTTTGATAGTTTTGCACAAGTTATCAATGCTGTGGAGAAAACATATGGCAGGACTGATGCAACTATGAATGCGGCACTTAATGCACAAGAAGATATACTAGCAGAAGATGTGCGTAAATTTATTGATGGCCAACTAAGAATACCAGCACAGAAACAAAAACGGCTGAAGCAATTTGATGGTACAGCAGATGAACTAATGACAAACGCTTACAATAATCAGGCGTATCAAAAAGGTGACATCATTCAATATAAAGAGGGTGATATTACATCCTACGCAATTTGGACAGGTAGAGATTTATATGCCGGAGATTACTAATGTCTTCTTTACGAGAGCAACTAAAAGAAAGAAGGCTACAGTCTTTTACAGACGATGATACTTCGCTAGACGTACAAGACGATGAAGAAGAAGGTCAAAGTCTTAGGGATAAATTAAAGTCCAGAAGACTACAGCAACCACAGCCAGAACAGGATGAAGTTGTTGCTGCTCCTGAAACCACGGTTGTGTCTTTAAAAGATAGGCTAAAAGCTAGACGGCAAGGGCAGCAAATAGAAACTGCTCCTGTGCAAGAAGAACCACAAGTTCCCGAAGAGCCAGAGGAAACGCCATTAGAACAGTACATGCGTACTGGTGATTTACCCGAAGGTTTCAAAGTTGTCCCACAAGTACCTACCGGGGACACTCAAGCACTTCCCAAACTAGAACCTATTGATGCGCCTACCCCAACAGTGTCAGAGCAAACTGACGCTGTGTTTGACTTTGACAAAACTCGTAATATGATTGCAGCTATGTATGGTGAGCAAGGTAACAGAGACTTCATTGATAGCACAGCTTTTGAAGAAAAAGTGCCAGCACCACTACGTAGCACAGTAAAGGCTGTTGCAGGTTTAGGTGAAGAGGGGTTGGCATTATTGGTTGCTGGCGTTACTGCTGTGTCAGAAACTGTAGAAGATACAGGAGAGGCATTTACTCGTTATATGCACGAAACATTTACAGAGGATAATAAGTTACTAGGTAAAACGGGCAAGGAATTATTGCCGTTTGACCCTAAAACTGCAGGGAGAAAGTTTGGTACAGATTTAACAATGATGTTAGAGATGGCTGAAGCTGTAGTTCCGGGTGCTGCTGGAGCAGGTGTAGTACGTAAAACATTTAGAGAAGCTAAACAGATAGCGAAAGCAAAGAAACGTGGCGAAGCTGCTCGTGAAAAGCTACTCAATCGCAAGATGAATATTAATCTAGCTAAAGAAGCCACAGCAGAAGAGGTGACTAAGAAAGCAGACGATGCTGCAGTTATAGCCAACCAAAACGAGGATATCAGACAAGCCTTTATTGAAGACTTTGAACGCACTACAGGTAAAACCATATCACGAGAAGTGGGCGGAAAGAAAGTCTTAGACGGTGACTTAGCTAGAGATGCAGGTAGAGAGACAGCCAAAGAATTAGATACTAGAGACACACGTAATAGAGTTCAGATAGCTTTAGGTAGAGATGTTGAGTTAGATGACGCTGCATTATTGGCAGGTCAAGAAGACAAGATTACCATGCCCGTACTCAAGTCTGATAAACTTAACGGTCTGGTTGCTGCTGCGGCTGACTTAAAGTCAAAGTATCCTACAGCGTTTGATAATGATAAAACTGTAATTGATAATCTACTTGACCTGACTGTTAACAAAGAACTAATAGCAGGTGATGAACTCATAGATACGCTAAACAAGTACAACGTATCGTTTGAAGATTACATCTTGACTGTCGTAGGCTCTGGCTCTGAAGCAGGTAAGACTCTACAGAAATTATCTCAGATTAAACGTGCAAGACCGTTGAATGAGATGCAGGAACTACAGCGTGTAGCTACACAGGCACAACAGGGTAAGATACGTAATAATATCATGCGCCTTGAAGGTATACGCCGTGGTGGGTTAGTGTCGCAGTTAGCCACTGCTGCACGTAACGTAACATCTGCAGGTATTCGTGCGCCATTGGATACGCTTAGTAATGTAATGGACACAGCTTTGTATAATGCTGGTGAGGCACAAGGACTTGGAAGAAAGACAAAAGCGTTAGCTGAATCTATATCACCTACAGCAGCATTAGGAAGGGCAAACTGGGCAGACAGCTTCCGTCACATGCGATATATGTTTGGACCAGAAAGCAGACTAGATACTAAAGACTATGTAGATTTTATCTTAGATAGACCAGAATTATCTAAACAATTTGACCTTATGTTTAATCAGCTTAATGAATTACAGCAAGCCACTGGGCGTGGACAAGCGACTACACGTTTTGGAAAGGTTGTAGATGGAACGCTGTCGGAACTAGAGGATGCAGTCAGTGTACTTAACAGTGCTAACAGATTCCAAGAATACCTTGTACGCCGTGGTAGTTTTTTGGGTGAACTAGAGCGTTTAACTAAACGTGAATATAAGATTGACCTTATTGACACTCTGAATGAAGGGAAGATTCGTGACCTGCTAAATGATTCTACATCGGTACGTCCACCCGGCGCACGTTCTTTCAATGAACTAGTAGCAGACGCAACAAACAAGGCACTTGATGTAACGTATGCCAAACAGCCAGAGACTCCTCTGTTCAGAGAGATAACAAACTTTATCACTCGTAACGGTTTGACTGTAGCAATACCTTTTCCACGTTTCATGTTCAACAGCCTTGAGTTGATGGGTAACTACATGGGCGGTGTTTCTATACCTCTGACTAAGAAGTTGATGGGCCAGTTACCTAAAGGCACTAAACTGTCTGCAGCAGATAGAAGACGCATATCGCGTAACCTTGTAGGTATGGCAGGTGTGTACGCTGCATATCAAGCACGTAGCACAGAAGATGCACCTGCAGATTATAAGGAATTAAGTATGGGTGATGGCACAGTGATGGATACAACACCACAGTTCCCGCTGCGTCAGTACATGTATTTAGGGGAAGCGACAAAGCGTCTTATGAATGGTACGTTTGATGACTTCTTTAATGCCAAAGAGTTCTATGAAACATTCTTAGGTACAAATGTAAGAACAGGTGTAGGTAATAGCATCATAGAAGAAGTAGTAAACCTAGCAGGTTCAGGTGATTTGACTCGTGATGAAGCACTCGCTCGTGCCACAGGCAGAGCATTAGGCAACTACCTATCCACATGGGCAGTGCCGGGTGCGCAGATTATCGACACGCAACGTGCTATGGGTATGCGAGGAGAGGAATTTAGGGACACTGCACAAGACCCAACACTTGATTTTGGAGAAACATTTAGAG